ATGATTCATGTCTTCAAAACGTGTTTTAAATATGATGCTGTAAATCCATACGACCACATCTATGATTCAACAGAAGAATATATGAACTCGAATGGAAAATTAGAATTAATTGATCTCGATTGTAATTGTAACTTTAAACAAATTTTCCCAAAAAGAGAAAATACTTGTTTTTCGGGGGGAATAATGGGAATACGGAAATATTCGATGAATACTATAAATGGTTGGGACGAACGGTTTCGTGGAAGAGGGTGGGAGGATTATGCTTTTACCTCAAAAATTAAATTATTTATATTCTCGACCCGCACTTATCAGTATTCTGCTTTACATTTATGGCATCCTTGTGAGATAAATACTACACGACAAATTAATGAAGAGTTAAATTTAGAATATGCGTCATATAAATTTTGCGATTATTTAAGTTCAATTGACACCTATATCGAGTTTGGTTCTCCGATAAAATATGCTATTTCAACAACAATTAAACCATGTAAATCAAATAAAAAAGACATTAGCGATGAACGGTATTATTTTGCGAAAGATTTCTTTAATAAACTATTTAAAAAATATAAAAACACTAAGGATGTTTATTTGCATTTATGTGACCAATTGAAACAATTAAATCACGGTGACCAAATTCAAGAAAGTGGCAGTTTGCCTAATGATGAAGAAGATAAAGAAAGTTGTGATTTACCGGATAATAAATCTCGTGATAGCGTTCATGATAATGATAATGAAGTTGATGATAGACATCATGATAACGATTATCAGGATCATAATGATGAAATTAGTAACAGCAACGAGAATGAAGGCAAAAATGACCAAAATAAAGAAAGTGGAGATTTATTGATTGATGCACAAATTAAAGAATGTGGAGATTTACCTGTTGATGAACAAATTTACGAACATATTGATTTACCTCATGATGACCAAAATAAAGAAAGTGGTGATTTACCTGATGATACCCAAAATAAAGTAAGAGATGAATTACTGGTTGATGAACCAGTTAAAGTCAGTGAACATGTTCCTCAGGTTGTTGAACCAATCAAAGTAATCGATGTTTTACATGAGGTTGAACCAATCAAAGACGAGCTCGAGAGACTCGAGAGTAAATTCAAGAACATTTTGACTTTGTTGGCAGATTGTTTGAAAGTCAATGAAACCGTTCCTGAGGTTGAACCAATCAAAATAATCGAGGATTTACCTGTTGATGAACCAATCAAAATAATCGAGGATTTACCGGTTGATGAACCAATCAAAGTAACTGATGAATTACCAGTTGATGAACCAATCAAAGTTAGTGATGAACTACCTGTTGATGAACCAATCAAAATAATCGAGGATTTACCGGTTGATGAACCGATCAAAGCAGTCGAGGATTTACCGGTTGATGAGCCAATCAAAGTAAGTGATGATCTACCGGTTGATGAGCCAATCAAAGTAAGTGATGATCTACCGGTTGATGAACCAATCAAAGTTAGTGATGATCTACCGGTTGATGAACCAATCAAAATAATCGAGGATTTACCTGTTGATGAACCCATCAAAGTTAGTGATGATCTACCGGTTGATGAACCAATCAAAGTAAGTGATGATCTACCGGTTGATGAACCAATCAAAGTAAGTGATGATCTACCGGTTGATGAACCAATCAAAGTTAGTGATGATCTACCGGTTGATGAACCAATCAAAGTAAGTGATGATCTACCGGTTGATGAACCAATCAAAGTAAGTGATGATCTACCGGTTGATGAACCAATCAAAGTAAGTGATGATCTACCGGTTGATGAACCAAACAAAGTAAGTGATGAATTACCGGTTGATGAACCAATCAAAGTAAGTGATGAATTACCTGTTGATGAACCAATCAAAATAATCGAGGATTTACCTGTTGATGAACCAATCAAAGTTAGTGATGATCTACCGGTTGATGAACCAATCAAAGTAAGTGATGAATTACCAGTTCATGAACCAATCGAAATAATCGAGGATTTACTGGTGGTTCAACCAATCAAAGTAAGTGAGGATTTACCGGTTGTTGAACCAATCAAAGTAAGTGATGATTTACTGGTGGTTCAACCAATCAAAGTAAGTCATGATTTACCGGCTATTTAACACATTCACGAAGGTACATATGGAACTGTATTTGTAAGTAATTTTTTATATGATAATTATATAAAAAATAGAAATGCCTCCAAAAAAGTCGGCATCGGCAGCATCGGCAGCATCATCACGTCCCAGACAAAGTGTTGATACCGAGACTGTGAAAGCCGCAAGTGCCGTGAGCTCTGATAGTAATGGCGACACGCAAGAAGCATTAAAAACACCAATTAAGACATCTAAATCAAAAGGTTCGCCTAGAGGTGCTTCTCGGCCCGCGTCAGCTAGAGGAGGAGTAGTAGCTGAAGGGTGGCAGCAAGATAAAGATTGGGAACGCACATACCTCGATGATGTCCCTTCGCCAACTTCTTCAAGTACAGACCCACGGGCACAGATTGGGGAAGGGGTCAAAAGATGGTTTAGTGAAGAATATCTCGATACGTTTATCAGTCATTTTCGTCGTAATACAGTTGCCGCCGTAGAGAAACGCCCAATGTGGATAGACCTGATTCGTAAAGGAAATACACCATTTGCTGGACATCCGATTAATTTAGATCCAGCCAATGGACACCCAGATATGAAGTATTTGGGCTATTTTAATTATATGGAACATCCAAGATTAGGTGTCTCTGATTCTGAAATGGCAAACTTAAATAAGGACCGAGGACGACGACCAGGTAAGCTGGTTATTTTAATTGGTGGCGCGTCTGTGGGAAAAACATCTATAAAAAATTACTTTGTACAAAATACGACGGACTTAGATGTAGATGAGCCAGTAATGTATGCCGACGCTATGGTGGAAATGATGCCTGATAAGGAGAAAATGTGGGGGAAAGGAAAGGGGATAAATCAAAGATATATTATATATGCGGTTGTAGACAGATTAATACATAATAGAGATGATATTATTATTGATTCGACTGGCGGTTCAAAAATGGCAATTCACTATTCTATGAATAAAGCAATAGAAGCTGGCTATCAAATCGTATGTGTTGCTGTATGGGCTCCTTTACATATTGCAAGTAGTAGATGCGACTCACGAACAGCCACTACAATGCGAAAAATGAGTGGTCACGGAGTAAAATTTACATTCGATGGAGCCGCCGAAGGTGAGTATATGGAACATTACGCATTAAAGCCAAGGTTTCGTAATAAAATAGACTTATTCTTTCTAATAGATAATACTCGTGATCCAACTCCAGAATTGGTTTCGGCAGCCCAAGCCGCAACGGAATCAAGAAGGGATGTGCTAGGCGATATTAAAATCCCGCCGACTACGGTTTTAATTTTTAAAAATAGACATAATCCTGATGGACGCCTACAAACAGATCTTGTTTATAGAACACCACGTAGTGATATTGGTGATACTAATTTTTATGGATATAAGGTTCATTTACCTGAATCTGAATCGCTTGGTCCAATAATGAATGTTACCCCATCTGAAATAATAGTTCACATTCCTTATCGTCCATCATCATCAAAGAAGGGTGGCCGACGAACGCGTAAATTATTAAAAATACAAAAAACACAACGTCATCATAAATCATCGAATACTCATAGTCGTCGTCATCATCGTCGTAATGTACAATCCAACTATACGCGTCGTTGGTAATATTTATTATTATTATTATTATTATTATTATTATTATTATTATTATTCATCATCATCTGTCGTATCATATACTGATGATGACGTCCCCCCTGTCATCGTTGCGTTCGGTGGCGCAATAAATATATGAACCCGTTTCATTTTACGAAGAAACTCCGCGCCGACAAGCCACTCGATTTTGGTTTCATCTGTATAATCTTTTATTTTGGGTTTGATACAGCACAGCCCTCCTCCGACATTCCGCGAACGAGACGACGATGCCGCCCCTCCATAGGGCCAGAAACCCGCGCTCGTAGTGAGGAGATAGAGAATGCGCGCAGGCGTCATATATTTCAAAATACGCGCAGTCCGGCGTTTGTCTGAGATAGATACGAATGGGTCCTTGGCGAGTGTTCGCCAGTATTCATAATCGGCGAATGCGAGAGATATCGTGCGTGTAAAGAGTTGCCGCCAATCTGCGAATGTTCGGCATGCGACAACATCTTCCGCGCGAGAGTGAAGAAGAGGCCATAAGTATATATTCGCTATATCAACGACGGTTTCATTGCGAAAGAATGACGACGCGGCAGTTCCATCACATATTACTGCGTAGGATATTTCGCCCACGTGTGGTTTCAACAATGCGCGTTTTTCGCGCGTCATTTCACAATCTAGCCATGGATTAGATTGTGAAAGCAAATAATAGAGTGAAGTATTCTTGGATGGGACGGCGAGGATCGCGCGGAAACGTTCGGGTGCGACGCCAAGATTGTCGTTCATTATGAGTGGGGGCGGAAACTTGAAATTGTGTTGAGTTGTCCAATCGCGTATTTCGTGATAATATTCGCGGTCTTTATATTGATGGTCCGCGATGTCTTTGTTTGGTTTATCTTTCTGGGATGGGGATATGCGAAGCATTGTCGTCATGATATTCTATGTATGATTATGGAAAGGAATTTCAATTTATTCCGCTTACGCTATTCTTGTTCAAGATGAACAAAATTCCGCTACCGCGATTCTTGTTCAAGATGAGCAGAACTCCGTCTCACATAGTGAGACGATTCTTGTTCAAGATGAGCAGAACTCACATATATCATCATCTTCCGCTGCTGCCGCCCCCCCCTTCTCCGGCTCCACCGTGAATTGCTGTGGTTGATGTTTCGCCTTCCGCCTCAAGTAATACACACCCGTTTTCAGCCCCTTATTCCACGCATAAAAGAGCATCGATGTCAGAATATTATAATTCGGTTCTTCCACCCACAAGTTCATACTCTGGCTCTGGCAAATAAACGCTCCGCGGTCAGCCGCCATATCAATAATGTGCCGCATCGGCATCTCCCAAACCGTCTTATATTTCAATTTCAGCGCATCAGGCAGTCCGTCAATATATTGGACGCTCCCTTGGTTCGCGATAATATGCGTCTTCACGCGCTCATTCCACAATCCAAGCGCGATAAGGTCGCGGATGAGATACCGATTCACCATAATGAATTCGCCTGCCAGTGTTCGGCGTGTATAAATATTACTAGTAATCGGTTCAAAACATTCGTTATTACCGAGGATTTGGGATGTGCTCGCGGTGGGCATCGGGGCGAGGAGCAGCGAATTGCGCAGGCCGTATTGTTGGATTTTGGCCTTCAAGGTTGCCCAGTCGTATCGACGATTGCGGTATTTTGGCTCGGGGTACGTATCCGCAGTAGGGTCGATGCCCCACATATCAAACTGTAGGATTCCTTGCGATGCGGGCGAACCGGGGAATGTTTCGTAGGCGCCATGACGCGCGGCGAGAGTCATCGATGCCTGAAGTGCGGAGTAGTAAATCGTCTCAAAAATCTCTCGGTTGAGGACGCGGGCTTCTTCGCTGTGGAATGGAATGTTCAGCATCATAAATACATCGGCGAGTCCTTGGACGCCGATTCCGATGGGACGGTGGCGCAGATTGCTCGTGCGGGTTTTATCGGTGGGATAATAATTAATATCGATGATTTGGTTGAGATTATCGACGAGGAGCGCGGTGACGCGTTCGAGTTCTGCGAAGTCAAAGGGGGGGGTGCGTCGCGAGACGACGCTCTCGGAGGCTAATGCCGCGCCGGAATCTGTTTCGGATACGACGGAGGAGCCAGAGACTACGGAGGACCCAGAGGGGACGGAGTGGTCAGAGGCGACGGAGGAGATAGCGTCCGAGCCGGAGGCGAGGACGGAGGCGGAGGCGAGGACGGACACGAACCGGTTAAGCGCAATACTCGCCAAATTACATACCGCGGTTTCATTCTCATCCGAATACTCCATAATTTCAGTACATAAGTTACTGCTCTTTATCGTGCCGATATTCTTCTGGTTGCTCTTTTTGTTGGCCGCGTCTTTAAACAGAATATACGGCGTTCCTGTCTCCATTTGGCTATCGAGGATTTTCAGCCACAGTTCGCGCGCCTTGACTTGTTTGCGTGCGCGGCCTTCACGCTCGTATCTCTCGTATAGTTCGCGGAACTCATCGCCATATACATCCGAGAGACCAGGGCATTCATCGGGGCAAAAATAAGACCATGTATCCACCGACCCCGCGCCGCCCCCTTTCACCCGTTCCATGAAGAGGTCCGGCACCCATAACGCATAAAACAGGTCACGCCCTTTCATTTCTTCATCGCCATGATTCTTCTTCATTTCCAAGAAATTCTCAATATCGGGATGCCACGGTTCCAAGTAAATCGCGAAACTTCCATTACGACGCCCCCCTTGGTCAATATACCGCGCGGTATTGTTAAAGACACGCAACATCGGGACAATACCATTTGAAGCGCCATTTGTGCCGCGGATATGCGAACCAGATGCGCGGATATTATGAATATGAAGCCCGATTCCGCCCGCGTGTTTCGATATTTTAGCACAGTCTTTCAGCGTATCAAAAATCCCGTCAATGCTGTCATTTTCCATCGCGATGAGGTAGCAAGAGCTCAACTGTGGTCGAGGCGTCGCAGCATTGAATAGTGTAGGTGTTGCGTGCGTCATGTATTTCTGCGACATCGCATCATATGTATTTTGAATATAAACAAGAGTTTCATAGATTGTTCGGGTATCTTTACGCCCAAAGTGGATTCCGAGGGCTACGCGCATCCACATATGTTGCGGACGTTCGACAATCGTCCCGTTACAACGCATTAGATATGAGCGTTCGAGAGTCTTGAACCCGAAATAATCAATTTGATAATCTCGTTCGTGTTGAATCATTTGTTCAAGTGCTTCATGAACCAGATATGGTCCGGGTCCGGCAATCGTTCCATTCCGAGGCGTATCGACGATTTCGTGTAGAAAATCCCACACATGCTTACTAATAATCGGAACATGTTTGTTGTTGGCGTCGCGGTACTCATATAATTGACGCATCGCTTGATAAAACCCACCGAGAATATTCTTGTGCGCGTTGGAAATAATAATATATGACGCAAGCGTGCCGTAGTCAGGATGTTGAACCGCCATCATCGCGCATTGTTGTGCCGTGAGTTCGTCGATTTTCGTTGTTGGTATTCCATCATATAATTGATCGATGATTTTAATCACGAGAGTCGTATAATTCACGCCGGTGATTTTAGATGCTTGACCAAGTGTCTTTAGGCGAGCGAGGATTTTATCGAAGGCGACAATCTCTCGTTCGCCATTACGTTTGATGACGAGCATGTCTTCTGACGCTGACGCCGCTGCTGACGCTGACATCTTATATTCTGTGGTATAATATATATAATTAATCTGGTTTAATATCTATTTCATTCCGCCACTCTACCGCTCGCGTATTTCATTCCATTTCATTCCGCCACTCTACCGCTCGCGCATTTCATTCCATTTCATTCCATTTCATTCCATTTCATTCCATTATGAAATACTGTAAAGAATACATTGGATTATTCCTGCTTATCGTTGCGGTAGTGGTCGTTGGTCCACTCATCGACGCAATCCATGATTTCAGCGCCGTCGGTGGCACCGGCAACGCCGCAGCAGGCAAAAATCGCGAAGGATTCGCCGCCGACCGCGTTCCATCCGGTGAATACCCGCACGAGGTAGATGAACCATTGTTGTATCCAACGTATCCCAAGAAAGGCGCGGGTTACGGCGTCGTGCTCCGAGAGAATGACTCCGAGAATAATTCCAAGTTATATCCGGTGGCGGCGAATCTCGGCAATTATGACCAAGCCACGAACAATATGCGCGAATGGGTGACGCCAGATAATGGGTCGTGTAAGCCTGCGGGGATGTGCGGGGCGTTGTATGCGCCTAAAGCGCCGGCCGAGTATGTCGTCCCTGAACCGCTGCCGCTGAACTACCCAGCGCGTCGGGTGGGATTTTATGCGGCGGAGGCGTAATAAATTCGTATATACTTCCATATTCTCAATATTCAATTGAACCTTCAATATTGAGAATCAACTATGACTTTATTATTCAACGGCGTCTGGTAGAGCGGGACTTTCTACGCATGACGCGCTTGGATTTCTTGTATTTACGAGAGGGGCGGCGGCGACCACCAGTGGACGCATTATATAATTTGGTAAAGTCATTGATTTTAGGATGTAACTTCGTGATAGTATATCCTTCTTTCGCCTCTCCCGTCTCCCATCCGCCAGCTTTAAAGTATTCAACTCCCTGTCTGGCCCCATCACCCTTGATAAGGTCACGAACCTCATCATGATTTACGGTGACAGTTTTTTTTACCATAGGATTATTCGAACTACTAATTTTAAGCGTACCGTCCGTCATAAATTGAAATCGGTATGGCTCATTATCATCATTCCTACTCATAATTCAATAAAAAGCTTGTTATATTATATACTAATATTATTTTTTCAATAATTACTTATCAATTGATTTCATTACAAAACGGAGTTCATTACAAACAAACGCAGTTTAATCCTAAATAAATGAAACAAAAATTATTCCTAAATAAATGAAACAAAAATATTATTCCACACGATGATTCACCCCACCTTATTTTCATCTATTTCAAGGTCGTCAATTTTGAAACAGCTGATTAATACATCCGATGGTTTTTTTGACGATTTAGTATGATTGAACGAAGCCGACATCATTATTGCCATATTCGTCGCCGTCGCCGTCGCCGTCGCCGTCGCATCCTGTGTGTCGGCGTCTATAATCGCCGTATCCAGTTTCACGATTTTAACGAATTCCGTGCCCCCTGCGGCCGCCGTCGCCGGTTTGCGTTTCATCGGTGCGCGATGTTCGTACCCCGTCTGCCGCTCTTCTTCAATCATCGTCCAGACGCGTTGTAGCACTTTCACAGCCTCCGAGAACCAAAGTCGGTTCCGACGGACCAGAACGCAACTGTATTCATCGAGGAACCAGTAAATCGTCCGCACCCAGATACTCCCACTCTTCTGGTGTTTGGCGAACACCGCGGCCTCCCATTCCGTGTATTCTTCATCCGCTGTCGTCACGCCGATGGGCGCGTATTCATATAACTGTATCGGCGGCGATACATATCCCTGTTGCGTCAAGGCAGGCGCGGTTTGAAACCAAAGGATGATTCCCTTTTCATTTCCGCGCTTTGTGTGTCCAGAGACACCATGAGTGTCCGCGATGTATTCCGCCTCACTGTCGTATTCCTTGAATCGGGTCTCTACGAAATCACATTCGTCCAAGTCGCATACCTCCATTTGAATCTGGGTTTGGATCCAGTATTCTTCTTTGGGTTTTCCCGTGATTTCACGATTAACGATATTCTTGATTTCCACCATCCGACCGTAGATGCGCGACGTGGGATCGACATTAATTCCATCGGGTGATGCGCCGATGAAGGGGTAGTTGTCGTGTTGGATACACCCGAATTCGCCGAGTTTGGTCTTATTCCGGTATTCATACACCATTACAGTGACGGGTTCATAGCGTTGTCCCCAGTGAAGCGGGGAATTCACGGAACCTTGAAGCGGGCCTCCGCTGACCCCTGCGCCGCCGTCTTCTGTCCCGCCTCCGACAGTATGTTTCTTACACTTTTCATAAATAAGTTGATTCACCGATGCTTGTGTTCCAAACGCTTTTGATGCCGCGCTTGCGGTGATGAGGTTATTGCGGCGAGAGTACCATTCTGGCGTTCGTTGTTCAGGTTGCGGTTTTTCGCGTAGGGTCTGGATTTTCGACGTCAAATAGCGAATCGTGGCGGCGTCGAGGTCGGCAGCGGGGTGTGTCGCTGGCGATACGCGGGGTGGAGATATTTCCTCGTAAAATCTCTCAAAGAGTTCGTCATATAATTCGTGAATATACGTATCAAGGACGTTATTTATCGCGTCGGCTTCAGCTGCGGTGGTGGATGAGAAGTTTGATACGACAGGACTTACTTCCGCGAAGTATTGACAGAGATAGCTTTCAATCCATGTTCCAATGACCGCGTTGTCGTCAAAGTCCTCGCGTTTGAATTCCAGTATATTCTCTCGCGCAATGCCGGCCAATTCATCAAGCGCGTCGTTGATAATGTTCTCTCGTTCTTCATCGGTTGGAAGTATGGAATAGGGCGTTGCGATGTTGGCGTCGGCGTTGTCGGCGTCGTCGTCGTCGTCGTCGGTGATTGTGGCGTCGCTGCTGTAACTGTCGCAAGTACGTTCGTGATAATCGATTTTAGCATGTTGTTCAGAAACCATACTCCATATAACTTAGATAAATAAAAGAAATGCGTTTATATTCGTAAATAGCGTGTGTGTAGATTCAATTTTATGTCCTAGTAATATTATATCAGGGTATAGTAGTAATTCATTCATTCATTCATGGTTGGAGCAGGTTTATTGCCCGCTGCCGTCCATAAAGGCGTGATTTATTTATTGTTTGGGCGAGAGAACGAACTCAATGATACACCGGGTTGGGCCGATTTTGGCGGCGGTTCGAAACGGAATGAGTCGGCTCTGGATGTAGCTACGAGAGAAGGGAGCGAAGAGCTCAACGGACTTCTAGGCTCTCAGAGTGTGCTGAAACGCGAAGCAGTCCGGCATAAAATAGCGGAGCTTAAATTCAAGTCATATACGACGATTGTATTTAAAACAGAATACGATGAGAAACTAGAGGATTATTATTTGAATAATTATAAGTTTTTTGAGAAATATCTGCCAGCGGCGAAGAAGAACCCGCATAATGGTCTGCTTGAAAAGGCGGAAATCAAATGGTTTTCATTCGCTGAATTGCGTAAGAACCGAGGTAAATTTAGAGAATTCTACCGGAATATGGTAGATATTATATTGGAGCACGAGGACGACATCACACGCAAACTGATGAAACCGAGATGTGGCCCGCGGTGTAGTTTCAAGGTGGCGCGGGGCAGCAGTAGCAGCAGCGGCGCTAAAACAAGACACGGTAAGAAATCACACAAGAGAAATCTTACTGTGAAGAAGCGGCGTAATACCCGTAATTAAGAATCACCGCTTGTTGGCGTCTTTTGAAGTGTGCCGGCAGGCGAAAGCGCAGGCGCAGAACTCTCTTCGATTGTCATTCCCAGCTTCCTCTTCTTCGACATACTTGACGTAGGTGCGAGAGATTTCAGAGTAGATTGACGCTTTTCACATCTTTTAAGCGTGAATTTTTTAAACCCAGCGTGATAAATGAGACAAGGAATGCTCGTTATTTCGCCGGTGGCTTTATCATAGATGACATCCTTGGCACGCATAAGTTTCTTCTGTTCAAGTGCGCTGACGAGAAACTGATAAAGCGCGGTTATTTCTTGTTCCGTATGATTTTCCTTCTTTCCATGACGTGTCGCAAACTCCTTCAGTTTAACAACCTTTCCGGATTTATCCAGTTTGTTCCATGGGTCGCTTTTATTCGCGTTTTTCTCGTTTTCAAGTATATCATCGATGTTTGGATTGGTGACAATATCGGGTTTCAACATATTGTAATTGCCGGTGAGAAGCATGTTCTTGTAATTAATGCTCTTGAGCGCAGCATCGTCTTGCTGCTGATTTGCGGGCGCAGGTGCTGGTGATTGTTGAGTCGCAGAAGCCGCGGCAGCGGCAGTGGAAGTAAGCGCGGTGGGCGCAGGCGCGGCAGTGGAAGCAATCTTACGAGGCATTTTGATATACATTATATAGTAAGATGACTTAAAGTCGTTTTTCGTATAATATGGGTTTCATGAACGAACATAAACATATTATGTAATGTGATTGTATAACCTGTTGATTATAATGAAGTCTAGTACATTCTTATCATACGCACTTATTGTATTGCTTGGCGGCGGCGGCAGCAGCGCGCTTCCAACTTTGGCACCAATCTCTCAGAACTGTGGAAATGGAATCTTCTGTGCGCCATCACAGACATGTATGAGTAATATCACCGGTGCGGGTCTGATATATGCTTGTTCACCTCTTACGAACGCGGTTCGATGTATGGACGCGCGTTTTTCGTGTCAGGCCGGTTACTCTTGCGCGGAAAACTCTCGGTGTGTTCCGAACCACCCCCTTTTGGATGAAGGCTCTGCTGCCGCCACCGCAACCGCCGAAATCGACGCAGTTCTTAATTTAGACGCATTTGAAGTGAGCGAGATGCGCGATTTCGGGAAGGGACTGAAACCGACCTCTACTAGTATTTGCGGTCCGATTACAAGCCTGTTCCGCCTTCCGAATTTTTGTACATGTAGAGACGCGCGGTTCGGCGGAGAATTAGGATGCACGGTTGGGCTTCAAACGTATATTTCGATTGGAGCGACTGCGTGGGTTCTGCCGTGTGCTTCGCCGGCCAATTTTGGATATAGAGCATGGGCGACTCTTTTAGGCACGAGCCGAAGTATCGGAAATACATGGTCGGCTTCATTTACGCTGACACGCCCCATCCCCGGCGCGTCATTTGAAATCGGTAGGTCGAATGCGGGTGCTAGAGTAGAATTATCGGGGGAAGTGAATCGGTTCGTTCTCTCGACAAGACTCGCGATCGGAGCTTGTGCTACTCTCGGTGTAGGCCCATTAACGTTACAAATGTGTAATCCGTCGATGCTTCCTTGGTTGCCTGTTACGATATTGAACGGGCCGCGATTTGATTTCGGTCGGTTTTGTTGATCGGTTTTGTTGATTTGTAACAATAAAGAAACGCGTTTTGTTATTGTTACATCACTGGATGAAATATTACTACGTTATTTACATCGGGCGTATCATTCCTGCGCGGAGATGTTCTGATGACATCGGATTCCAAGGCGCGGTCTTTGGCTGGGTCGGGGTCAGGATCAGTATCGGGTTCGGGGTTGCGAACGACTTCGGCTTTGGACGACCCAAATTCAGATTGGTCGTGTTGCCATTAAACGCGCTGATATTCAGCGTAAGTTTGGAGCAGGGAGCTGCGGAAGCAGGCGACGCGAAAGTAGAGAGATTCAAAGACATGTTATGATATAGTAATAGAAAATACTTTATGTTTATTTCGCTTCCGCCGCCGCCGCCGCATAAAATTGAAATATTTATTTCCGTTTATACGGGACACGGACAAACACAATAGACACACAACAGACACGATGAATCTCTTCATTCTCTCACTCGACCCAGCTAAAACCGCAGAATATATGATGGACAAACATATCGCCAAAATCATCCTTGAAGCGGTTCAGATGTTATGTACGACTCAACGCTTGCTGGTAGGCAGCGAATGCGACCCATGTGTGTATAAAATCGCGCATAAGAACCACCCCGTCACGATTTGGTGCCGCGCCTCCCAAGCGAATTACATCTGGACACTCGACCTCATCGACGCGATGCATGCGGAATGGAAATACAGGTACGGGCATCCCGCCCACAAGGAACACAAATCGTACGGCGTTGCGCGGTATTTGCGCCAGAATACACCCCCCGCCGCAATGTTCGAACACGTAAAGACCTCTGGTATAATGACACCGTTCGCGCTAGCGATGCCAGACGAATTCAAGGTTCGCAGCATCGACCCAGAACGCAGCACCGGCACCAGCCACGGCCATGACATCTACGACGCGATTGCGTCCTACCGGAGTTATTATTTGTCCGAACCGAAGCGCCGGATTGCGAAATGGGCGAAACAGCGCGAGATGCCATTGTGGTATGCGCGCGGGCTACGCAAGATATATGGGCGGCCTGCGCCACGGCTGGTTGTCGTAAAGCGTTCGTTACAGATGTTATTTAGTAGGTATAGTATGTAATACCACACGCCTGCCCGCCTGTCCGCCTGCCTGTCCGCCTGCCCGTCCGCCCGTCCGCCCGCCCTTATGAAAAAAATAGATATTCAAGGAAAACGCAACCAAGATAAAATGAAGCAGATGGACGACCCAGAAGCGGTCATCGAGAGAAAGACGACCAAAAACCGGATGATACTT